AGGCTCCATCGCTCAGGTGATCGCGGGCGATCTCGACATGCTCAGCGGCCCGCTTGGCGCCAAGGCCCTTGATGGGCAGCGCGTTGACGGCCTCGGCATCCATGGCGGCCAGCTGCTCCAGCGTGTGCACGCCGGCGGCGGCGTAGGCGTCGGCCCAGCCCTCCAGGTCCTGGCATGCGGTCAGCGGTGCGCCGGGATTGTCGTCATCGCCGCTGTCATCTCCGCTGTCATCTGCCGGCAGGTTGCCAACGTCGTGGCCGGTCAAGTCGTCATCAGCCCAGCTCCAACCGGATTCGAGGCGGTCAGTCGGGTCCTGATGATCGCCAATCCAGCAGTCGCCGTGTTCGGGGTGTCGCAGTAATCGCATGATACGGCCTCCAACAAAGCCCCATGGCGCGCATGGGGCAATGTGGGCGGCCGGATCTAGCCCAGCACCTTGACAATATGGTTGCGGCGACGGACGCCACCGCCGTAGACGACAGACACCTCGTACTTGTTGGCATGGTGGCCGCCGTACTTGGCCAGGCGCAGTGCCAAGCCGCTGATCGGGTCCCGTATGATCTGCTCATCGATGGCAGCATCGCCGCCGATGGGCGGACGGATCGCCAGGACCGCAGCGGAGCGATGGAGCGCGATGTTTTCCCGGTGATTCGCCAGGATTGTCATCGCGTTGTCGTCCGAAATATCCACAAGCAGCGGGCTGTTGAGGACGATACTGCCAGCCTCGGTGATGCCGGTTTTGACAACGTACTTGTTGTCGGTGTCATCAGCGAAGGTCACAACATCGCCAGCCAGCACGGTACCGCTGCCGCTATCCAGGGGCACAGTGGTATTGCCGGCAGTCACAGCAGTGCTGGTCTGGTAGCCGCTGCCGGTGCCCTTGGTGTGGCTGGGAACCTGCTGGTCCATGCCGAACATCATGCCGACATAGTCGCGCATGATGCCACGGGCGAAATTGGTGCCCTCGGGGGCCTGGTCGGACTTCTGGATGATGTCCAGTTTCAGCGCGTTGGACCGGGCGCCGGGGTTGCCGATCAGATACCGATCCATGCCCAGGGCCTTCTGCTCGTTGAGGATCTGGTCCACGTCCGCGAACAGGTCCAGGCTGGAGGCAAACGGCGTAGTCCCGGCGGTGCCGACCGCATAGCCGGCAGCGTCGCCCAAAAAGCCAAGGGTGTAGTCGCAAACCGCATTGATGCAGGCCGCGACCGCCTCGCCAATCTGCTCGCCACGGAAATCGGCAGCATTGTTGGCAATGGCGTTTTCCTCCTCGGTGGTCAAATCAAACTCTGCGCCCTTGAGCTGATCAAGGGTCAGGGTCTCATTTTCCGGCGTGATACCCGAGGCATCAGACACGGTCATGCTGGGAGTGATGCTGCTGGCGGTCAGTGAGGCGCTGCCGGGCATGCGCACGGTCTGCCCCTTGGCGACAGCGGCAGCCTGAGCATCCAGGGTAACAGCGTTGAGGACAGCGCCGGTGTTGCGCGTCACACGAGTGACGGCAGCAATAACGGTGGGAATGAGGGTGGTAAGGGTGTTGGCAGTAGCCATGGGTAAATGCCTTTCGGTGGTTAGCCGTCAACCACAGTGGCCCGGCCCTCGGCCAGCGCCTGCGATTGCTCGGTGGTCAGACTGGCAACTTGACTGCGCGGAATCCGCATAGACGGCCCGCCGTCATTGTCGCCTTGCCCGCCCTGACCCGGCGGCACGTTGCTCGCCTTAAGGTAGGGGCGGTCGTTGATCCAGGACGACAGCCAGGCTTCCGTCTCCTTGTCGTCCTTCGCCGCGGGGCGTCCGTCCACCATCGGCACTAGTTTGCCTTCGTGCCATTCGAGGACGCCGCCCAGCAGGGCCTCAGCGTCCTTCACGGCTTCGGGCATGATATCCTTGCGAGACGCAAGTAGCGCGCGCATGGACTGGGACTTGAGTTGGCGCTGCAGCCCGGTCAGCTGCTCGCCGTATTGCTTGGCCAGGGCCTCTTCGCGCTCCTGCAGAGCAGCCTCGACGTCGCCCTGCTTGGCCTTTTCCAGGGCGGCAGCGCGTTCAGCTTCGGCCTGCGCCTTGCGCTCCAACTCGGCTCGCTGCTGCTCCGCTGCGGCCTGCTGACGCTGCAGGCTTTCGACCGACGTTTTCAAGCCGTTGAACTCGTCAACACGCTTGTCACGTGCCTCGATCACGGCCTTGGCTTGCTCGTCGGGGAGGTCGATCTTGACCCCAAAAAAATCCACTTCCATGCTCGCTCGCTCCTTCCGTCAGCTCGCGGGTTCGGCCGTCATGCGTTCCGTCATGCCGGCCAGGGGTGATACGCCGATCATCTCCCGCTCGTCTCGCCACTCCTGCCACTCATCTTCGGACAGCGACAGATTGCGATCAACGAAACGGTCAGCGGTTTTTCGCTTGATGACCGGCGGCAAATTGCTGTCCATCGAATTGATCAGTTCGACCAATTCCTGCCCATAATCGGGCGGCGCAAAATCGTCGGGGAATTTCACGTCGCCAGGGTAGGTTTCGCCGACAGTACCGCAGGCGCGGCGCATGATGGCATTCCAGCACCGCTGGACGGCGTCGGCCATCGCTGCAAGGTTGGCGGACAGGTCGTTGAACCTAAACGCCTTTGCCACGCCGCTTTCCGGCGCCCCTGACTGCGTCGGGTTGCCACCATCCACGCCGGCAACGCGATACAGCTCGGACATTTCCTGTTCGATCTGCCGGCGCAAAGATTCCGCCTGCGCTACTTCTGATCCGATGCGATCCATTTTGCCCTGCGGATCCGAAACGCAGAAAATGCGCTTGGCGCCGTATTGCACGCCACTTTGCTTGGATTCATCCGGCGGCATGCCGAACAAAACCCATTGAGTAAACGTGTTGGCGTACAGCTCTTCGGACAACAGCGATCGGAAATTGAAGATCGCCTTTTGGCTCTCTGCCAGCGGCGCAACCTGGCTTTCACTTTCGTCGTCCAGCATCGGCTGCATGGCGACCAGCGGCAGGCCGGCGATGCGATGGGCAACCGGCTCGCCAGCGGCCGAAACGATCAAGCTATCCTTGCGCAGCGTGAAATCCTGCATGGTGGTCGAGGTGTAATGTCGCGCGAATCGCTGGCCGGCATCGTCGTGCATGAGGACAAGCGCGTTGTCGTCATCAAACCAGAGCACCGACCCAGCATCAATGGGGCGCAGAATCATGCGGTAACCCCTGTCCCGCGCCTCTGCCTCACTCACGGCCTGGCCGGCATCCCTGGGCATGGTGCTGTCGATGAGGACGTAGGACGCGCCGTCGATCTGAGCGCGCTTCAGGCGCTTGCGCAGGAGCTCCGGCATGCTCATGCCTGCGCCGGTAGCGTCGTCCATTAGCATGGCGTAGACGCTGCCGTCCACGTACTCGGGCACGCTCGGGTCACGCCTCCAAACGAAATCATTGTATCGTCGCACGATCGGGCCGCAGTAGCCGATTGGGGTGGTGACCCGCTTGCGGCGCCTGTAGCCGGCAGCGTTGGTCTGCTCGCTCTCGTGCGGGATCAGGACCGGCTGGCCTTCGGCATCGAGCGCATCGCGGTATTTCCGGCCGGCCCGGTAAGAGGCGCGCCAGAACGCCCGAGCCTGTTGCAGCTCGTCGTATTCGTCGTCTCTCGGCAGTTCTTTGCCCACTTCGATCCGCATGCTCGGCATGGTGCCATGGCTGTCACTTGGGACCACTCCCATGCTCACTGCCCGAACCATGCGACGGCCTGCGCCGGCTTCTTCCGCATGTCCCATAGCAGGTAGCCCAAGGCATCGAGGATGTGCCCCATGTCGCCATTGCGCCCTGGGTTGTAGCCATTTGACCCGCGCGAGGTAAATGCCAAGTCGCCAAGCAGCTTGTCGCATCGCGGATCAATCCGCAGCTTCACGCTACCGTTGCCGTCCATGAGCCAGCTGCTCAGGTTATCGATGCGCGCGTTGATGGGCGGGTTGACGCCGCTCGCGTTGCCGATGATATTCCATCCGTAGCCGCTCGCCGCGTCTCTGATGACCGACCACTGCGCCGGGCCGGTCGTGCTCCGGTTTTTGCTGCTCTTGTCCAGATGCAGATGCACCGCCGGATAGCTGCCCCATCCAACATCGTGCGCCCGCCTCATGGCCAACTGGACTGTCGCGCCGTCCGAAATCACCAGCTCATCGATGACATGCATGCTTCCATCGGCCTGTTCCTG